ACTATAACTTCCCACCTAAGGACAACATCACTATGGATGTAGAGATGGTTAACGGTACGAGCGGTACATACACCTGTCCTAGTGCTAGACACTGTTACATTAAGTCTCTACAGTATGAGGCACGAGGGGCTCAGCAATACTGTGTGTCCCTAGTGATGAAGAGAAATGGTAAGGTAATTTGGTGGCGCAAATATCAATAAGGAGAATGAAGATGACTGAAGAACTAAAGGCATATGTAAATGCTTATATGGATGGACTAGAGGTTGAGTATCGTTTTAATACGCAGTGGTATAGCGTTGAGTCTTTTTCAGACTTTGATGATACTAGTGCTGATTACCGTATCAAACCTAAAGGTAAGATTAAGATGTGGCAGTGGGTAGTCAAGGCTTCTGATGATAGGGTAGAGCTAACAGGCTTTCACACCAAAGAAAGTATTTATGAAAACTTTAGTAAGTGCTATGTTATTCAGAAAGCAGAGTGGACAGAGATAACAGTGGAGAAGGGGAATGAGTGAACTAGAGGAATTACCAGAGGGCTACTGGGAACGACAAGAGAGATTTCATAGAGCACTAGCTAAGATAAAAAGTAAGTCTAACACTACTACTATCCCCAGTTACCGAGAGGTAGTGGATAAGCTAGAGGAGTTGGAGAAGGAGAACGAGTTACTAGGTAGACGTTATGATGAGCTGACTAAGCTAATACGTAAGCAGGGTAAGGATAGTGTAGACTGTGGTGATAGGTTTCTGAGGAACTACGCTAAAGGCTGGGACTGATATCGCATATCGAGATTAGGATATGAGTATATGTTATTGGATATAATTGGATAGAGATATATATTATGACATATAAAGGTTGAACCTTAGATATACGTAAGTTTACATTCTTAGACGTGCAGAAAAGAGCGGAATATGACACAAAGTGGTGCTATAAAGTGTCAAGTTTTATGTACACTATACTGTACATAGGATACTGTAATGTATCATATAAGAGTCATAAGTCCTATATTACTAGGATAATGATTACTATATGAGCCATTAAGAAGATTAATACTAAAGGAGTAGGATATGAGTGGAGACCACGACAGATACAAATGGGTAGATAGTAAAGAAGAGATTGATAAACTAAGGGATGAAGATATGGGATATGATAGTTTAGTTAGAAGGGTTGAGAAGCTAGAAGAGTATGATGAGTTCCTTAACCTATCTACACCTAGACATAACACTGATGAAGCTGATGAGTTCGTACGTAAGGAACTACTTAATATGTATACCTGTTGTGACGATAGGGACAGTGTAGCACTAGAGTATGTCATTAGGTTAGTGTCCAACAAGGAGCAGTGGAAGGACTTCTGGGAAGCTAATGAGCTGAGACATATGATTGCTATAGGAGAACAATGATGCAGATTAAAGAGAAGAAAGGAACTACCAATGACTTCGTGGTTGAGAATATAACTGAAGAGGAACAAGCAGTATTCTTCAAGCTAGGACTACAGGCTCTAGTGGACGAAGCACGGGAAGGTAAGACACAGTTTATTGTACTGCCTCCTGAGGCTTTAAAAGGAGCTATACCTAACAAGAATAGACTAACGGTAGAGATTGATGATGCTGAAGCTGATGCCTTAATACAAGTAGGTCTAGTTAAGGCTCTTATGAATGCCATAGAGTACGATAAGATTGATGAGGAATACTACGAGAGGCTTGGTAAGTTAGCTAAGGAGAATGACGAACCTTGGGACGATGAGCGTATGGATATCATAGGGCAGAACGGCAACGATGGTGACCACTACGAAGATAAGGATGGGATGTGAGAAACAATAAATGGAGAGTAACATATAGAGGTGCTGACTCTAAATGGGAAGGAGTATTAAGAGACGGTGTACTTAGCTGCTGTGAACATCACCCTGAGAAACTACCTTATATCATACACCACAACTACACACCTGACTTCAAGACTAAAGATAAGAAGTATATCATTGAAGCTAAGGGTAGGTTTATGGATAGCGCAGAGGCTTCTAAGTACAAGTGGATACGTAAGAGCCTACCTAAGCACATCGAGCTTGTGTTCTTATTTATGAAACCTAATACACCTATGCCTCACGCTAAGGCACGTAAGGACGGGACAAAGAGAACTCACGCTGAGTGGGCAGAGAAGAATAACTTCAAGTGGTACGATGAAACAACAATCAAGGAAATCTTATGAACGAACAACAAGTAATTGACTTATTAAATGAGACAAGTAAGTATACATTCAAGAAAGAGAAAGATAACTTCTCAAGGTACGATGCGTTCTGTGAAGAGCACGGTGTTATGTTAGAGATTAAATGTAGACGTGCGTTCTATGACGATACCTTGATTGAGAAGATGAAGTACGATTGGAATACTAAGTACGCTAACGATAACAACTATAAGTTTATCTATGCTGTTAGTATGCCTAAGGACGGTAAGGAAACTATCTACCTATTCCATCCTGATAAGTTAAATATTAGTTGGTTCACTAAGAAGTTACCAGCACAGACAGACTTCGGACGTAAGGAATGGATTGACAAAGAGATAGCGTACATACCTATTATTGATGCCGTAGCTACACGATGAAGGTACTACAGGCAAGCTCTACTGAGTGGGGAGAGACAACTATTGTGGCTGTTGATGATTTATACCCATACGTCAACATAGATTACTACATCAATGAACTACCAACTAAGAAGGAGTTCTATACAGCGTACTCAGTAGTTAGAGACTCTGTAGAGGCTAATGGTTTAAAGAACCCTCTTGTAGTAGCTATAGTAACCAAGGAAGAGTGGGAGAATATGGGACACTCACAGCTCGATATCTTCCCATATCCAGACGTTATTTCTACAACAGTACTACAGGTGCGGTGTGGGTGTCAACGTCTTCATATGGCTAAGGACTTAGGCTTCAGTCATATAGAGTGTATTGTTTTGGATAAGTGGCAAGACTCTACTAAATTGTGTGAGAAGATGCGTGGTGAGTGGAAGAAGAACAAAGATAACTTTAGGAGTTGACAATGGAATGGTTTTATGATATAGTACGTGTTTTATGGAATGAAGATAATATGTACGTAACAATAGCAGTAGTAACCTTTATGATAGGTGTATTACATAGTATGAATCAAGGAGGACAATAAGATGACAGTCGTAACAGTACAAAGTTTAAGAGATACTAAACCTCTAGAGTATAGAATGTTAACTGACGAGGATGAATACATAGCAGGTGGTCAGTTCTTTGATTGGGGAATGAGTGAGGCTATAGATAGTTTTAGAGTAGGACCTAACAGTGGAGATGACTTCTGTATTGAAGATTCTATCGGTAGATTTATTCCTTTTAACTTAGAAGACATCGATAGTCTTATTGATATCCTTATGACATATAGACAAGAGCACGCTAAAGATGTTAAGATTGCTGACCTAGAAGCACAGATTAGGAAGTTAGAAAATGAAGGTTGAAGACTTAGACCAGTCTGATATAGAGGTAGTTAAGAAGAACCTTGAGAACTTAGAGCGTGGTATCTTTGCACTGGAGATGGACGTAATGAACTTAGAGAAACATCAAGACCACCTAAAAGAAATGTATGTCTTACGTGATGCCTATGACAGAGATATCAGAGCACTACGAAGGATGTCTTAGTTATGAATATAGAAGAACAAAAGAAGTACGAAGCATTATATGTTGGGGATACGTATCGTAATAAGTATAAGCCAGGTATAAACTTCATAAATCAAAACAAACTTAACATAGCTAATAAGGTAGCAGGACTTAAATCACTCATTGAGTTTGGCTCAGGAGAGGGTCACGTTATAAAACACTTTAGAGATAAGGGTGTTGATTGTTATGGTACTGACATAGCAGGTAACTCACTATCTTTTCCTGAGTTAGAGAAGTACCGATGTGTTATGGACTTAGGTGAACTACAAGACTTTGATAAAGAGTTTGAGTTTATCTTTTCTTGTGATGTGTTTGAACATCTACCTACAGAGAGCATCGATAATCTATTAGAGAATATGAAACGTGCAGCACCTAAAGGTAGAGCAGTAGTACGCATTGCTCTTTACTTAGATGCGAGAGGACAACACGATATAACTAAAGCATTACACCTAACAGTTAAACCATCTACTTGGTGGCTTGATAAATTTAAGGAGCATAGCATTAAAGTATTAGAACATAACTTATCAGATGGTAAGGATATGATTGGTAACTTAGATGTCTACTTACAACTATGAGCGAAGCAAAGTTAGTAGGTTTTCAAATACTCTTAGACAGAAAAGGCAGACTCCTAGTTGAACTAAGTGGTCTGCCTCTTGATGAAGTTGATGGTGTCTTTGAAGACTTCCCTGATAAGAACTTATATAACGTACTCATCAATGAATGTAATCATAAGTTAGATGAGTTGGTTA